AATGGTAGGAAATACCATATCCCATTGCTTAGAAGAACAACACCAATAAATCCTATACCAATACTAGCCCACAACATTTCCATGGAAACTGCAAGAATAGCAGTAGAACTTAATACGATAGCAATTTGAAGCAATGCGCTTGCAAAACTAAAAAATGGACTACGAGCCTTTGCATTATCACGTTCTTCTTCTAAAACCTTTGCTTTGGCTAACAATTCTTTTTTACCTTCACCCGAAGAAGGATCACTTTCATAACGATCAACTTTTGCTTTTAAATCTGCTGCTCTTTTATCATCCTTACGAGCCACAGCTTCGTCTATTTGATATTCTGCTAAACTTTGCTTAATACTTTTTGCTTGATAAAAATTATACGTATCATTAATTTTAATTGTATTAGTCATAACTTTACCACTAATACTGTTTCCTAATAATGTACAAATAGCAAGAAGGGCTGCATAGATAGAAATAGTTACAGCACCACGTCCCTTCATCACAGCTTCACCTTCACTGCGACTTAGAACTTTGCCTGTTTTATCTTTTAGTGCCATAGTAGTCTCCATAAAAATCAACAACAATGTAAATTAAAAGTGACGAATAAACTGCTAGTGTACATAAAATAAACGTATTCATGTTAATCTCTCCTTGCATCATTTTTGCCATCAGCTCTGGCAATTCTGTCAATATCTGGTCTTAACCCAAGTGCATCACTCATTAAAGTGTCGATTCTAATGAGGTCGTGATTCATTGTTTTCACTCTATTATCCAAGGCTGTAATGATACCAGCCATTCCTTTAACTGAACTCATAACTCCTGCCAAAATAAATTTAATGGTTAGAAATATAAAATAACCACCAACTAAAGAAGCAGCAATAGGAAATCCAACTTGACCAATTAATTTTAAAATATCCATTTTTTTATCTTTCCAATTAAAGTCGTATCAGATATACCAAAATCGTTGACTTTTAGCATATAAAGTATTATATATATTTATGTAGACGCCTTATGGGTCTACATTTTATTAAATTCAACCTTGCTTAATAGGAGGTCTACATGACTACATTTGATATCGCAAAGATGTTTGATATTGCTACAATTGACAAGTTCTTCGTTGGCTATGAACCAATGATAAAGAGAATGGAAGAGGCACATGCTGCTCTTTCCAAGTCAATTCCAAACTACCCACCATACAATATTGTAAAAGTTGACGAGAACAAATATGTTATCGAAATGGCTGTTGCTGGTTTCGGTAAGCAAAACCTTGACATTGAGATTCAAGATGGAACGCTTATTGTCTCAGGAAGCTCACAACTATCGGATATGTATGATGAAGGTATTAACAATACCTACCTTTATAAGGGTATTGCAGATCGCAATTTCACTCGTAAGTTCTCTATTGCCGATACTGTGGAAATTAAAAATGCTGACTTGATTAATGGTATGTTAAAAATCTGGCTTGAGAATATCATTCCTGATTCAAAGAAACCAAAGAAGATCGAGATTAATGACCCTGCTTCTGATTTAGAAGTTAAAACAGAAAAATCTGTAAAGGGATCAACTAAGCAGCTTCTAACAGAAAAAAATAAAGAGGACTAAAAAAATGCTCATTTTAAATAAAATTTCTCGCTGGTATAAGACCAGATCGAGACAGCAAAGAACTGTTCGTGAATTAAGTTCATTGAATACTAGAGAATTAGCAGACATCGGTCTTACAAGATCAGATATTGACAGAGTGGCCAAAGAAGCTATTTCTTCAAGAACCTGGAGTATCCTATAATGGGTTCTGCAGTTTCTTACTTAATAAATGCAATTTCATCTTTTATTAATACTATTAGTGAAACTGATGAACAAAAGTATCGTCGTGAAATGGTTTTATATCTTAACCAAGCAACTGATCGTAACCATTTAGAATTTCTTGAAAGAGAATGGGAAAAGGTGCGTGGAAGGAGATATTGGTAAGATGTGGCCATATTTAGACTGGGATGAAATAATTTATACTCCCCCTGTACAAAAATAATTGAGAAGAGGGTTATTCCCTCTTCTCTTTACATTTATCTCCGGTATTTAAATATGCATAAGAAAGATTAATTTTTCTCTTGACATTTGTTATGAATAACCGTATACTGTTCCTGTATGAACAAAGAAAACCTTGCCAAACTTAGAAACAAAATCTTAGAGGTTGCTCCAAAAATGCAGCCATTGCTGCCACCCCTTCCTTCACATCCACATGGAAGGATTGCCATAGCTCATATATATTCTGTACTTCAGTCAGTGTTTGAGTGTCCTGTTAAAGAGGCAAGAGACTGTAGATTACAAGATGCTCTTGACATAGTTCAGTATTGCATGGATAATGCTACACAATTGAGAATGATGTCACCTCTACGAGAGAAGTACGAACCAGAACCTAAATCGCCTCCTCCAGCCACATTGGATAAATTCTTTGAGTAAATTTTATACAAACGTTTCCCTAAGCCGTAATGATATTCTTGTTAGAGGATATGAGAATGGTGTACGTGTACAACACCGTATTCCATATAAGCCAACACTTTATGTACACTCAAAAAATAATAATTCTCTTTACCGCAATCTCAAAGGCAAGCAGGTTGATGAGCTTAAATTTGAGTCTATCTCTAGTGCAAGAGATTATATTAAACGATATGGAGAAGTAGAAGGGTTTGACATTTACGGACTTACTAACTACATCTATGCTTTTATTAATGAGTATTTTCCTGGCGATGTTGATTACGATCCAAAGTTGATATCAACAGTAAACATCGATATCGAGGTTGCAGCTGATCAGGGATTTCCTAACATCCAGACAGCAGATAAAGAAATTACTGCAATTACAATGAAGAAGGATCAGACATATGTTGTTCTTGGTTGCGGCGACTTTAATGTCGATAAGTTGGATCCTAATATTCAACAACATGTCAAATACATAAAATGCAAAGATGAAGCTGAACTGTTAATTAGGTTCCTTGATGTCTGGCGCTCAAAAGGATTTTCTCCTGATTTGGTTACTGGATGGAATATTGAGACGTTTGATATTCCATATATTGTTAATCGTATCAAGAGAGTGCTTGGTGAAGCTATGGCAAAGAAGCTTTCGCCATGGGAACTATTAGAAGAACGTACTATTACTGTTGCAGGTCGTGATCATCAAACATATGTTCCTGTTGGTATTTCAACGCTTGACTATCTTCAGTTGTATAAAAAGTTTTCGTTTACGATGCAGGAGTCTTATCGTCTCGACCATATTGCTAACATTGAGCTTGGCGAACGTAAGATGGACTATTCTGAATATGATAGTTTGTTTGGATTGTATAAGAATGACTTTCAAAAGTTTATTGAGTATAACATCAAGGACGTTGATCTTGTTGGTAAGCTAGATGAAAAGTTAAAGTTCATTGAACAGGTTTTTGCAATTGCATATGATGGTAAGGTCAACTATCAGGATGCTTTCACTTCTGTGCGAATGTGGGATGTGATTATTCACAACTATCTTCTTTCACAGAGAATTGTTATACCTCACAATAAAGTGGGAACAAAGGAACGCCAGATTATTGGAGCGTTTGTTAAGGATCCTAAGGTTGGTATGCACAAATGGGTCGTATCGTTTGATTTGAACTCATTGTATCCACACTTAATCATGCAGTATAATATTTCACCTGAAACATATGTTGGACATATATCTGCAATTAATGGCGATGATGGTGTTGCTAAAATCCTTGGTGGGTATCTTAACGAACCTTCAGTTCGTAATCAAATGATATCACAAAATGTTACAGTTGCTGCTTCTGGTTGCATGTTTGATAAGGACTATCAAGGATTCCTTCCAAAGCTAATGCAAAAGATGTATGATGATCGTGTTGTATATAAAAAACGAATGATCGAAGCAAAGAAAGCATATGAGTTAGACCATTCATATGAAAATGAAAAAGCAATTGCACAAAATCATAATATGCAGCTTGCAAAGAAGATTCAGCTGAACTCTGCTTACGGTGCATTATCTAATGAATACTTCCGTTGGTTTGATCCAAAGCTCGCAGAGTCAATTACTCTTTCTGGTCAGCTTTCCATTAAGTGGATCGAAAGAGAGATCAATAAATATTTAAATAAATTATTTAAAACAAAGGATGTTGATTATGTCATTGCTTGTGATACGGACTCTATGTACATTACGCTTGACGACTTGGTTAGTCAATGCGGTCTTGAGGATAGACCAACTGCAGAAATTATCACCTTCCTTGATAAGGTCTGTGAAGATAGACTTGAACCGTTTATTGATAACTGTTATCAACAGCTTTCTGAATATGTCAATGCCTACGAACAAAAAATGAAGATGAAGCGAGAAGCTATTGCTAACAAAGGCATATGGACTGCTAAGAAGCGATATATTCTCAATGTATGGAACAACGAAGGTGTTTCATATACAGAACCTAAGTTGAAAATGATGGGCATTGAAGCTGTACGCTCTTCTACTCCTCAAGCATGTCGTAATAATATTAAGAAAGCAATTGCTGTTATTATGAACGAAGATGAAGATGCAATCATTAAGTTCATTGAAAACTTTAGATTAGAATTTGCCAAATTACCATTTGAAGATGTAGCTTTTCCTCGTGGTTGTAAAGGACTCACTGAATATGCAGATCCTGATACAATATACAAGAAGGCAACACCTATTCAAGTAAGAGGTGCTCTTGTTTATAACCACCTACTAAAGAAAATGAAACTAGATCAACGTTACCAATTGATCCAAGAAGGTGATAAAATTAAATTTTGTTATATGAAATTACCTAATCCAGTAAGAGAAAATGTTTTTGCTTGCCCCAGTGCATTACCAAAACAGCTGGATCTTAATCAATTTATCGATTATGATACACAATACAATAAGTCATTTGTCGAACCTATCAAAACCATTCTCGATGCTATTGGATGGCGTGTTGAGAAGAAAGCATCACTAGAAGGCTTTTTTGTATGAAAACAAAATGTATTCAATGTGGTGAACAACGAGATTACATTAATTGTAAAGAAATAGACTGTCCTCAGGCTTTTTGGAATGATAATAGAAAAGGAAATTTAAAAATGGCTATCAATAATTCATCATTCGATGACTTTGATTTTGGTTTTTCTGCTGTAACAGAAGAAGAATTAAAACAGCATGAAACACAACAAATTAGTAAACTGACACAAGTTGCTCAAAAGTCTCTAACTTATCAAGATAAGTTAGATTCTATGTATAAGATGATTCTTCCTCTTATTGCTAATCTTTCTAAAGATCCTGAAAAGGAATATATCCTTTGGCCTGGTCGTGATAAGAAGTTAGCAGAATTTAAAGCTAAACTTGATGCTTTGATGAATGGTTAATTATCTAGTACTACTTACAGCATTGAGCCTTTCTGGTGTATCAGCCTATTATTCTATTATAGGTCTTACTGCTGTCTTTGCTGGTTCTTTTTGGCCCGTTGTTATAATGGGAACAACACTAGAGTTTGCTAAAATTATATCTACATCTTGGCTTTATAGAAATTGGAATACAACACCATTTCTATTAAAAGTTTATTTAACTTTTGCTATTATTATATTGATGACAATTAGTTCTATGGGGATCTTTGGATTTCTATCTAAGGCTCACATTGATCAGAATTTACAACTAACAACTGGTGATGCTGATCAGATTCAGATTATCCAATCTAAAATTGATAATGAACAATCGACAGTTGATGATTTAAATAAACAAATTTCACAAATTGATTCAGCAGTATCAAAAATGACCGATAAAGGACAAGCACAAAGTTCTTTACAAGCTGCTGATAAACAGAGGAAGGTTCGTGATGATCTTACAAGGCAAAAGACACAACATGTGGAGACACTCTCTAATCTCAAAACAGAAAAAGTCAAACTTGAATCGAGCGTTAAAAAGACAGAGGCAGAAGTTGGTCCTATCAAGTACATCGCATCTGCCATATATGGAACCTCAGGACCTGATGTTCTTGAATTGGCTGTTCGTTGGGTTATTCTCTTGCTGGTTGTTGTATTTGATCCTCTTGCTGTTGTCCTTCTTTTAGCAGCCAATCATGGTATAACAATCAGCAAGAAAAAACAGTTGCCTCAAATACCTAAAGAGAATATATTAGTTATAGATTCAGATAAATTATTACAACCAA